TCCAATCGCATGACACGAGGCACAGCGTTGAAGAAGCCAGAGATACACATGCGAGGGAAGTGACATGGACCAAGCAACCGTCGAGCGCATCCTCGCACGGCAAGGTGCACAGCCTACACCTGAGAACGTCAACCGCATCATGGAGTTCGCAGCGTCGGACCCGTCGATACTTGAACGATACTCGATGGGCACCGCACCATCACAGATGGAGACTGGTCCCACAGGTAGACGTGACATTCGTGGTAGCAGTGGACTAGACGACAACGCTGCACTGCTCAACCTCAACAGATCCATCGACAACTCGATACGCAAGACGGACAATCCACCTCCTATAGTGCAAGGCGACCAGCCACAACCGCTGACTGCACGCGTTGCACCTCGTGCTGCACCAAAGCAGACACCTTCTGATCCTGGACGTGACGTTCCTCCGCACCGCACTCCAACAGGAATGCCACAGGACAACAGCCTACCGTCTGATCCAATCACGATGGGCAGCACTGGCTACAGTGGTGGTGGTGATCCACGTGTGCCAAATCAGATCACTCCACCTGGTAGTAGTGGACTTGAGTGGCTACTACCGTCCATTGCAGCGATCTTCGGTGTGCGTAGTGCTATGCCGGGTGGCGGTGGTGCACGTGCACCTGACGTTAAGACACCACAGAGTGGCGTACCTGACAATTCAGGTGCAGGACCACCAACACCAACACCAGAGCAGCAGAAGGGAACGATCTACGCTGGTCCACCTGAGCCGCAAAGACAACTCCCTCCACCTAGCCCTGGCAACAGGCCGCCACCTGATCCAGCGCAGGTTGCGCGTGTACAGGCTCAGATCGACGCAGAGAACGCAGCGCGAGCCGCACAACTGCAAGAACAGATGCGTGTACGTCAGGCACAACAGGGCACATCGGAGACGCTACGTGCAGCAAACGCAGCAACCAGACCAAGGCCGAAGCTCCGCAAGTGAGATAGTCGATGAGGTTGCACTGCACTTGCCAGACGGACAACTCGTCCTCAAGTCAGGCAAGGTTGTTCGGCCTATCGCACCACTTCCTGTACTTACAGAGGACAGTTCGAACCATCCTGGCGACTTCGCACGCGAGATTAAGAACGGTCGTGCTGCTGCTGAGTCGTTGGAGCGCATCCATCGCAAGTTAGGTGATCTGCCTGAGCAGACGGAGAAGATGAATGCAATCGCTTGCGTCCTCATGTACACAGGAGTCGGCATTGCAGATGGTGACATCGCAGTTGCACTCAAGACTTCAGTCGAGAACATCGAGAGGCTTAAGTCACTCGACGCGTACCGCCAACTCGCTGAGATGTTCGACAGCACTGTGTTTGAGGACGCGAAGAGAACTGCAAACCACATCGTCTCCCGTGCTAGTGCCCACGCCGCTCAACGGATTGTTAGTCTCATTAGTGACGAAGATCGAAACATTGGACTCTCCGCAGCTAAAGAAGTTGCCCGCATGGCAGGTCTTGGCGTTGATCGAGTGGATACTAACAAAATCTCCTCACTGAACATCAAGATCACACGCAAGGGCGACAGCGAAGACAACATCACAGTGGAGGTAAACAGTGCCTGATCCGAACACTGTCGCAGGGCTATTCACGAAGCCATTCACGACTGTGGCAGGACTGCCCACCGCATCGCTGTTGCAAGGCACGATCAGGTGGGTGAGTGATCTTGCCAACAACCCAGCATCGTCAAGTGGCATCATTGCAACTGGTGGTGGCACGACCGCTGGTAGAGTGCTCAGTGACGGTACGAATTGGCGTGTCTATGGTTGGACTGTGTGATGCCAGCACTGACAACTCGTGTCATCTACACTGTTGCCACTCTACCTGCGGTTGCGACGATGCAAGGTGCCATTGCATATGTCAACGACTCCACACTCACTGAGGCAGCAGGTACAGGAGCCATCGCTATTGGAGGTGGCACTGCACTTGCACGTGTGCGTAGTGATGGCTCGAGCTGGCGTGTGTACGGCAACACGAGACGAGGTGCAGGCGTATCAAGTGTGACGTTCAACTTCGCAGGTGGCACGCTTCCTGGTGGAGTGACACTCACTCGTGCAAGTCCAGCGTGGTACTTCAACAACACTCTAGCACTCGTCAACGTTGGCAATGACGTTGCACGCTTTGCCTACGATCCAGCAGGTGCAGGTCTGCTAGGTCTGTGTAACGAGCCAGCAGCTACGAATGGCATTCGCAACGCGGACGCAGCAGGTGCATCAGCAGGAACCCCAGGTACTAACCCAACGAATTGGGCAGGACTGCCAGCGACTACCAGCAACCTAACCAAGAGCATTGTCGGTACTGGTGTTGAAGATGGCATCGCTTACGTTGACATTCGTTGGAACGGCACTGCGAGTGCATCTAGCAGTCTTGGTCCGCAGTTCGAAGGCAATCAGATCACTGCCGCACTTGTAGGCCAGGTGTGGACCCAATCTATGTCAGCACGGTTAGTCGGTGGCACACTTGCTGGCCTCGTATCATTCCAGCAAGCCATTCAACAGCGCGATGGAAGCGGCGCTAATCTCGGCACCCTCGCAAACACCATAGCAACCCCGACTGCTGCTGCACTCAAGACTCAACGTCAAGACTCAACCTACACGCTGGTTCCAGCCGGAACGGCTTTCATCACTTCGAACTGGATAGGCAATTACTCGAATGGCGCTGTAATAGACGCGACGTTCCGACTTGGTGATCCACAACTCGTGCTAGAACCTGCCGCTACAACGCTGATCCGCACTTCCAGTGTTGCTGTCACACGTGCTGCGGACGTGTTGACACTTCCACTCACTCCAGGCACGTACTCAGCAATCGACATCGTGCACTTTGGTGGTGGCACGACACACCTGACAAACGTCGTGGTCGGTGGAGGTGGATACGTAGTGCCGAATGATCCACTGCCAATCCTGTCCATCGTAGTGATGCGCTGATGGCACGTCGTGCATTCGAGTTCGATGAGAACGAGAACCCAAGTCAGCTTCACTTCTTCGAGTGCCGTGCTCCAATCGCTGGCTTCACTGGAGGGTACGGCAATGGAAAGACAGCAGTACTTGGTCTTAGTGCTATTACTATTGCTGCTACTTACCGTGACGCTCGTGTCTTGGTAGGTCGTGCAACACGTCCCAAGCTGGAAGACAGCACCAAGCCTGAGTTGATGAAGTGGATGCCTAACGATTGGATTGCACGCAAGCCGACAGATCGACACAACAACTTGTTGTTGAAGCATAGCAACTCCACGATTGAGTTTCGACACATCCGCCAGGAAGGTAAGGCAAAGGGTGAAGAGCAGTCAAATTTGCTCAGTGCCACTTACGACGCGATCTTTGTGGATCAACTCGACGATCCTGAGTTCTCGTACAAGGACTTGGCTGACCTTATCGGGCGGCTACGTGGTACTGCTCAGTATATTGGTGATGATCCAACTATGCCCGATACTGGCCCCCAGTGGTTTCGTTTTGGGGCTAACCCTACACGAAATTGGCTGTACAGGGAGGTGGTATCGCCTTTCTTCACGTGGAAACGCACAGGCTTCTCCACACGAAAGTTGATGATAGACGAAGACACGAAGCTCCCAATCGTCGAAGTGTTCAATGCGCCATCCAGTGCGAACCAGAAACACACAGGGAAACAGTACGTCTCTCGTATGCGCGCTGTGTACCGTGGCACGATGGCGAAGAGGTTCATCGACGCTGACTGGAGTGCGTACGAAGGGCTCGTCTATCCAGACTACGACGAAACAGTCCACATGGTGGATCACGAGCACATCATCGCACACGTCAACGAAGCGCTGCTCAGTGACTCTGTTGGCGTTGTTGAAGGCTATGACTATGGACAAGTTTCACCATCGTGTTACTTGCTCGCGTTCTACGATGACAGTGGCAATGTCTTCATTGTGGACGGCTTCTATGAACCACTTGAGACAGTGGAGAAGCAAGCGAAAGCGATAAAGACGATCCGCAACTCGCATGGCATCGTGCCAACGGACCACATCTACGCTGATCCTGACATCTTCAAAGGCAAGAACGCCACGTCAACACGCGTAGGTGAGTCAATCGCGAACATGTTCAGGGACAATGGCATCGAGGTGCAGCGTGGAGCGAACGCTGTTGAGTCAGGTATCGACAAGATTTCATCGTACCTCGCCAATGACGACATGCACATGAACCCAATCAAGCGTCAGTACGGCGCACCACGTTTGTACGTGAGTTCGAAGCTCGACTTCTGGCACAATGAGATCGCTGACTACTACTGGAACAAGAACGTGGCTGGAGAGCGTGTGGACAGGCCACGTGACTACAACGATCACGCTATGGACGCTACGAAGTACCTCTTCACACGTCGTGGACGCGTCGTTGGTGGACTCCGCAAGGTGTTGCGACCACTCGATCCACGTGTTCGACAGTGGGCTGAGATTGAAAACAACACGTCACGGCGACTTCCACGGTACCAGCAATGACTGACACGAGCGGCGTCAACAACAGTATCGACCGCACGACTGCTGAAGTCGATGGTGGTGATCCGAACTTGGCAATGCAGCCTAATGTGCCAGTGCAAGAGACGTATCGACTCGATCCCAACACGAAAATACCCATCTCGAAGTATGAAGGACCAATCTGGAAGTCACGGCGTGATGCGTCGCAACGTGCAATGGCTGATGTGCTCGAAGGCTGGGAGGAAGCTGAGTACTACTACAACAACGCACAGCAGAACCACCGCAAGGCGACACAAGGGAACAGAGCAGGGAACAGAACGTACGCCAAGGATCGACGTGACTCGTACTCCATGACTGAGAACATGGTCTACGCCACTGTGAACGCAGTCATTCCGTCCATCTACGCGAAGAACCCCAACATCGAAGTCACGATGACTGACAAGAACTTGGAGGACTTCGGTGGATTGCTCAAACATCTAGCGAACAAGCTCGCATCTCTCAAGTATTCACCTGGAGTCAACCTGAAACCCAAGGTGCGCAAGTCAATTGTGCGTTGTGAGATCACGAATGAAGCGTGGGTGATGATTGGATGGGTAAATCGCATCGACAGCATCGACCAAGCAGGCTCAGACATCACACGTATTGGTGCAGAGCTTGCGAATGCGACAGATCGTAAGGAAATCGAGCGTCTTGAGGGCGAATTGCTCGCACTTGAGGAAGTCATCGATATGCTCGACCCTCCAGGGCCATTTGTGAAGTCGTATCGACCAGAGGCAGTGTTGATGGACCCGAATGCGACAGAAGATGACGGTTCAGACAGCAACTGGCTCATGGTTGAGACGATGTTTCGCACTTCGTACCTCAACGCGAAGTACAGGGTGAAGAATGCCGATGGAACTTACGCGAGTGCGTACAAACCCTCACATGTGGTCGATGCATCGTCGTCTACGACGACTGAACAGCTCATGTCTGAGCAAGAGAACTTCAAGTTATTCGATTACAACTCGGATGTGCCGAACAAGTACGGCTACAACGATCGCAACTCGTTCGAGAGGGCGAAGCTCACGAAGTGCCAGTACGTATTCGACAAGATCAAGCGTCGGTTCATGCTGTTTGCAGATAATGACTGGTCTTGGCCTGTCTGGGTGTTCGAAGATCCATACCACTTCCCTGACTTCTACCCGATGTCACGCTTGCAGTTTCACACGGACCCCCGTCAGGTGCGTTGTCGAGGTGAGGTGTCTCACTATCTTGACCAACAGGACGAAATCAACACCATCGTAGACGAGGGCACACGCGCGAGGCTCGCACTGCGTGAGAACACTCTCTTTGATAGCAATGTGCTAACGAGCAAGGACGTGGAGGACATTCTACTCAACGGGAACAAGAAGGCGAAAGGCATCAAGATCCCTGACGGTAAGAAGCTCGAGGATGTCATCATGGCACCGCCAATGCCTGCGTTGCAATTTCAGTTCCTGTGGGACAAGAGCAATGCGATTTCCGCCATCAACCGCATCTCTGGCGTGATGGATGCGATGCGAGGTGAGCAGTTCAAGACGAACACCACGAACCAGGCTATTGAGCAGTACAACTCCATTTCTGGTGTGAGGCTTGATGAGAAGCGTGATGCTATCGAGGACTTCATCGGTGACATCATGTACAAAGTGCTGTTCCTCTGCCTCCAATTCATGGACCAACAGACAGTGGCAGGTCTCGTTGGAAGTCAGTACGCAGAAGTGATCCAACAGTGGCGCAACATGACGCCTAGCGAGATACGCACCAACGTGGTGTGCGATGTTGAAGGTGGCTCCACGCAGAAGCCAACCAGTGCAGCGAAGAAAGCAGAAGCACTCCAGATCGGTCAGATACTTGGCCAGTTCGCCAGCAATCCTGCCGTAGTGATGGTTCTTCTGAAAGTGTTCGAGCAGGCATTTGACGGCATCGACATGACAGAGGCTGATTGGGAACAGTTGGAGCAGATGCTCAACTCTCAGCTACAGCAACAGCAGCAAGAAGGCGCACCTCCCGGTGGTGCACCTCCTGGACAAGGTGGACAGCCACAAGCAGGTCCACAACAAGCACAGGCAATCGTTGATGAGCTAGTGAAACGCGGTATGCCTCGACAACAAGCAATCGAGGCAGTGCGTCAACGCATGGCTCAAGTACAGCAAGGACAACAGGGACAACCGCAAGGACCGCCACAATGACCGACACACACAACCTCGACAACCAGAGTGGCGACACTACGCAACAGCCACCGACTGAACAGGATCGTCTTCTCGACAACTTCATGAGGGACACTGATGTTCCATCAAGTGATCGTGGACAGACCCCTCCAGGTACGCAGCAAGGAGGTCAAGGTCCGCAAGCCACGCAGCCGACCACGCCCACAGAACGTGGGCAAGGTACGCAGCAACCTCCTCAGCAAGGTGGAACGCAGCCTGGTCAAACTCCACCAGTTCAACACGTTCCGCAGGCGACGCGAACGTACGGAAATCTCTTCCTTGCTGACGGGAACGGAGACATCTACGACGCGCAAGGACGACTCCTCGCGAAGCAAGGCTACGGACGGAGCATCTTCCACAAGATCTACCCGTACGTCGAAGCAGCGGTAAACGAGAATACAGCACTGCGCTCTCGCGTTGAGGGATACGAGAACGCCAATGCAGTTGCACGTCAGAACGGTCTCACGATGGAGGACTACGGTGCAGCGCTGCATCTCATGGTGCAATGGAAGAAGAACCCTGTAGAAACGATCAACACCCTCTTGCGCGTTGCTCAAGATCGTGGTAACGATGTCACTTCTATACGGGGCGCTGGCGGTGGACTTGATCCGGCAGCCCTTCGAGCTACAGTTGCGGAACTGCTCACTGAACATCTCAAGCCGTTCCAGCCAATTGTAGAGCAGCAACAGAGTGCGATCGAGCAGCGAGAGCGCGACGCCGCAGTTGTTGAGCAGTACAACGAGTTCATGAATGCGTTCCCAGACGCAGCACCGCACCAGTTGTCGATTGCCAATGTGATGCGGGATCACGGCATGTCGGAGCGTGAAGCGTACTTTGCACTCCGCGCATATGCCGCACAGAACGGGCTCGACTGGTCAAATGACCTTCGCTCGCAACTTGAGACACGTTCTCAGGGACAACCACAACCCCCGGCGGGAAATGGCCGCACACTGCCGAACATGAACGGCGGAAGAGGTAACGGTACTGTGCCGACAGTAGGCACGCAGCCGAATGGCGAACTCGACGAGTCGTGGGGCTCCATCATTCGTCGTACATTCAAGCAGCACGGTATCGACTTAGAGTAGCCATTTCACACCGGAGCAACACACATGCTTTCCTCGTATGCTGCCGGCACGTTGGATACCGTTATCCACTCGATGCTGGACAACAGCCGTCGCAAGCTCATCATGGCGGCTATCAAGAGTAACGCACTCGTGGCATTTGCATTCGCCAACGAGCGCGTCGAGACAGAGACGGGCGCGAACATCACGAACCCACTCATCGTTGGTCGCAACCCGAACATCACCAGCACGCAGTACTACAACCCGATCCCGATTGCACAGACCAACGAGTTCGACACGATCCGCTTCGGATGGTCGCGTGTTGTGGGTACTGTGATCGTTTCCGAGCAAGAAGAAGACGAGAACACTGGCCAGGAAGCGATCTTCAGCATCATGAAGGGGAAGATGCAGGTTCTCGAAACCTCCATTCAGGAGCGTTTCAGCGGATACCTTTACGCTGTCGGTTCTGGACTTGATCCGAACGGACTTGGAAACCTCATCCCTGACGATCCCACCACTGGCAGCATCGGCGGCATCTCTCGTGCTGCACAGCCACAGTGGCGCACGAGTGCGTACCAG